AGGACTTCGCAAATTTCTGGGTAGAAACTCATCTCCCGATACATGATCTTGCGGGACAACTTGTTCTGGAATGCTTCCGTGAAATTGATGATTTCGGACATCGCACCAACTTCATTGAAGTTGCCGTATGTCGCCATGAACTCCAAGTCAATCTCGGATATAGCCGCCCGATTGTCTTCCTGTTTTTCAATTTCCTTTTCCTGTACTTTATCAGGTAGGAAGTATTTTCCAAACGGGTTCATCTTCGCAAGAGAAATGATATTCATAGATTAGTCTCCATCCTTATTTATCACTTGCGCTTTGGCGGCGTTGGTTTGAATGTCTTGTATGCGCTGAAAAGGTCGGCAACCCTAGCACGGTACAATGTCTCTGGATAGAACACCATGAGTTGCTTCACATACCTCAATGATATTCCCCGAATGTTCCGCATACGATCCACACGGTACAAGCGGACTGCAAATGAAAGTTTCTTCAGCAACGGTTTCATTCTCTGGAAATTCCAAAGAAGACGCTTTCTTGCCGTGACCGATGTTGGATTGATTCCAGACATCGAAAAAATCTTATTGAGCAATTGAAGACGAATCTGTACGGGCAACCGATGGAAATTGATTCCCCACGCATAGATGTTCCCATTCTTCCGTTCCATCCAGTAGATGAACGCAAGGGGGTGATAATCGTAGAGCCTCAATTTGCTCCATGTGTCCGTCTTCGCAAAGGCATACGCATAGGAATAGAAATAACCCGGCAGTGGCATTTTGACTTTAGGGAATCCCTGAATGACCTTGAGGTAATCCTGAAGCCCCTGCACCTTGAAACGCTTTTGGGTGGCCTCTGTCGCACCCGCACCCGTGGGAAGGCGAACCTTTCTAGGAAAAAGGGAAATGGTATCATCCAAGTCCACTAGGTCTTGTAGGTACTTGTCTTGTGCTAGGGGATTCGCCACGGATCAATCCTTCGTGAATTATTGCTTCAATCGGTCGGTCAATTTCTTCGAGAGATTCTGCACCTGTGGTCTGTCTTCCATTCCGCTCTTGAGAACGAACTTGTCGGAGAACTTGTCATCCTCGAACATATAGACCGCTGTGAAATCCCTCAATCTATTTATGCGGGTTCCTAATTGCTTTCTCAAATAGAGAGCGAGTTTGTCGAGAAGGGTGAACGCAAGCTCATCCTCGATTGATTCGGGGTCTCGTAGGATATTTCCCTGTTCGTCAATCAGACCACGCTTAAACGCTTCCGTTTCCTTGGGTGGCGTGAGAAGACGCTTCGCAATCAAGTATGACGCATATTCTTCCGTGGCTATCTTCTTTTGATCGCTCATCAAATACCCCCGCCTTCCTGATTGATCCAAGGCGTTCCTTCGCCCTCTTTCTCCATCTTGATTCGATATGTCTTTCCAGTAATCAGGTTGGTGACACAAAATGCTTCCCTTCCAAGATCGAAGTAGAAGCGGTGTTCGCTCGAAAACCCGATGGAGTGGTTGGTAAACATCGACTTCAACTCATCCCAAAGAGAATTGAAATGCTCTTCCTTGGTAAAGGGGATCGAGCCATTGAACAAGAAAGACAATCGCTTGGCGACAACCGCATATTTGATAGCATCAAAGAAATTCCGACACATATACATCGCATTCTCATGTGTGGCCTTGTCGCCAATATCATAGAGCGTGACGGTCTTTGTCGCGGGAATGACGAATGTACCAAAGGTTATGTCGGCATCCGTCCTATTGGTCAAGTGCATCGTCTTAATCATTATTCAGCCCTGATATTGAGTGAAATAGAGACATCACCAATGACCGCCCAATCCGTACTTGCCAATGTGAACGATACCCCAATGTAATCACCAACGGGCAACGAAGCACCCAATACCACATTACCACTGAAGTTGCTTGGGTTGTTGGGTTGCTGTCCTTGGTTCTGATTGAGGGTTTCCGTTGTTGTCATGGTGACTGGAATCGTGGCAATGACGGACGCATTCGTGGCATTGGTTCTCACCAAATGGATGGTTCCCGATACCGATGTTCCCGAAGCAATAGGCCCGGCACCAATTCGGTACAGTCGTAGCCGTCCAGAATATGCCACACGGTTTGCCGTGAATGGCATCATAATCGCACCACGGGCGTTCGTCATGCTTCCTTGGAACCCCGCATTTATCCATGTCGGGTAATTGGCATAATCGGGCATTTGTGGGCTGGCATCCGACCAGTTTGGCATTTGGGTAGCGGATGCGAAATTCTTGAGATATTGACGGGTCACTTCCTTGTTGTTCGATACCGTAGCGGGGTTCGATGTCTGTGAATACCGTGTTCCACGAAGATTGTTCACTTCACGAAGCACCCAATTTCCACCAGTGTATTGGACGATGTACTCTCCGACAAACACGAATTCCTGAAGTGCCGAAGAGATAGTCCCAAGATTGAGAGAATTCGGTGTGAGTGCTCTGATAGCGACTTCATCGGAGCTATTGTTCTGTGGTTGAATCCAGACAAGTCGCTTCTTCTGACATTCGGGGTCGCTTGTCACGGGAACCGCCATCACGAATCCCTTGGAGAAGCTATTGTTGCTCATCAAGGTCTGTGTCCAGACACCACCCGTAAATTGATTGTAGTATGGGTGGTTTCCGCTCACTGCAAGCTGTTCGACCTGATCCAAGTATTCGGTTGCGGTTCCCGATCCCGTCAATCGCAAATGGGTATAGGTTCCAGAACCAAGACTTGCCGCAATGAATGTCGGTAGGTCTTCATCCATCACCCAACCTTCGCCTATCTGTGGCCTTCGGTCGGTTGCGACATTGCTGTTCAACACATAGCTATTGGGAACCCATTGCAGTCCTTCATCGACATAGGTTCCGAAGTTCTTGTGAAGGGACGCACGAACACGCTGATCCATGAAGCTATGCACTTCACGAAGACAGAAATTGAAGTCATCACGGAAGACAAGTGCGATTGAAATATCTTCGTCTTTCCAACGGGTAGTGCTCCACTTGATCGTGGATGTCGCAACTTCGTAGAAAAGGAAGTACGGTATTCCCGTTGGGTCTGGGTGTGCGGGGCTTGTGTATCCACTAACCAGTTCGGGTATCTGTACGCCCTGCTTCAAGCACACGAAGTTTCCCGTCAATGTGACGGTCTTGTTGGTGGGATTGTAGGCAACATCAATCAGTTTTGGGTTGGTGAATCCAGACGGTTCCCCAACGATTGCGTAAGGATACGCTGTACCCCCGCCACCACCAGAACCACCCATCTCGATCCAAATAGCACCACCAACGGCATTATCCACACAAATGTATGCCTTGTTCCCCGTTGTGTCGATCCACATTGACGCAACGGAGTATCCTTGGGAAGAGTCGTTCGATACAGTCGGAGCAACGGACGCATTCAGGTTGTGCTTTGCGTCAATTAGCTTCACATACTTGTTGGCCTTCTTCAAGAACAGTTCGGAATAGCTATCCGCACCCACGGTATAGGTACGAACGACCATATCGCCTTCATCGGAGAAAGACGCTTCGATGTCGTTTCCAGTATAGCCAAGCCACGATACATCGTTGAGAGAGATACCATTCTTGGTTCTGAATGATTTGGTTCTATCCATTTTGATCCCTTTGGTTCAATGTCCCACAAAGGGGTCTGGTTAAGCAACCAGACCAGTTCTGCGAACGATCTTCACATTGAATCCACCTGTGACGCTTGCCTGTACCTTGAGGGTAGTGGCATTGAGGGTGGACGAATCAACGGAGAAGACCACATTGCCGATGGTTGTTCCGATGGTCAAGATCGCATATTCCGTGAAATCCGATCCACCAGTGGAAGCCATACCACGAATCTTGCAAGAGTATCGGTTGGCGGGGGTAGTGGACTGGATGATGGTCACATCCCATTCCACGAATCGGATGTCCCCGCTCAAGTCCAAGGTATCGAGCACATATTCCGTATCGGTCGGAACATTCGAGACGGCAATCTTCTTCAAGGCTTGGGTCAAGATGGTGTCAATCGCATTGAGGTTCGGATTGACGGCCTGATTGGAGACATAATCACCTTGACCACCCGCCAATCCACCGATCTCGTTGGCGACCTTCTGGATAGCCGTTTTAGCCGTTTCAGAGGCATTGGCAAGGATTCGGGTAGCACCAGTGCCAGTCCATGTTCCAAGGTTCGTATGGCCTTGGGAAACACCCATAGTGGATGCGAGGGCATCAACATTGCCGTCAATGTTGGAAATCGCCTTCTGGACGGAATCGCTTGGGGAAGGATCGCCCGAAGATGCGGTATAATCTCCCGTGAGATTGATTGTGTCGGCGGCTTCAAAGTCGAAGGACGCTTGACGGATCATTGCGCTTCCATTGAAGGTGTATGCGCTTGCCTTCTCATTGACCGCTGAAGTCTGCAATAGGTCATTATCGACAAAGAAGGTGTCACCCGCTGTCAATGCAGTACCCGCACTCCAAACACCCGCACTTGCGATATAGAGCTTGTTGTCGGCTGTGGAGACCACCCGATCACCCGCCACGGGGAAGGTGTACGGAACTTGGTCATCGGTGAATTGAGCGAGACCAGAACGACCAGAAAGGTTTTCCGAAGTGATGAACTTCATCGGAGCAATCCATTTCTGTCCAGTCTGAAGGGATGCGATTGCATCGGAATTGGTCTTCACCTGACCGTCAATTGCCGAAATGTTCTGATTGACGGTCTGGTTGTTCTTGGCATAATTGGTATTCGTCAAATCCGATCCAATGGCACTGTCCAATTTATCGATGTTGGTCTGTACGGGGTCGGTTGCAACGATTGGACTGGTAGTGCGGGACACGGGGGTCGGATTGGCTCCAATCTTCGTGTCAATCTTGGTCAATGCAGACACAAGGGTATCGTCATTGGCGACTACGCTTGGAGTACCGTATTGGGGAAGGACGGAGCCACTGGTCTTACCCATGTAGGCATTCTGGAATGGGTCTTCGGATGATAGATCGCTTGCTACAAGCTCCCAATTCGTGTCGCTTGCGCCAATCTTCTGCCAAAGTTCGGCACTGGAACCAGTGGAACGAAGATACAGTGAAGAAAGAGGGGCTACGACACCCACACCCGCATTGGGGGCATCGGTTCCATGTAAAAGGCTTGCCCGTCCATTGATACTGAATCCGTCTTTGGCTTTGAACAGTGACATATTAACTCCTTATGCGAGAATAACCCGCAGTACAATGATATTTAGTGTTTCACCAGATTGGTTATTCACCGTCAAATTGATACTGCCAGAAACAAGGTTCACGGAGAACTCAAGGTCAATATCATCACCAAGGATAAAGGATTCACACGCATCAATTTGGGTGGGCTTCACATTGACCAGAATTTCGGATGTCCTTGTATCCGAAACTCCTTGTGCCGAAATAGTCCACTTGATCGCACGGGCATTTTCCACTGGAATCGAATCACAAACAATGACTTCTGTATCATCGGCTTCGCTTTGTATCCGAACAGGGAATCCGATCATTCCACCACTAGGAACAGTCGATCCACCGCTCCAATGGAACCAGTAGTCGGGGGTTGCGACCACTTCAACGATTTCACCGACACCGATACGCACCGATTGTTCGTGTGTGTGGAAATCATCATTGGATTGGGTAATCACCGAAAATGGGTAAACACCCGCATTACAGATCGTGTAATGCTGATTGACGAATGGCGTCCCCGATGTATCAACCTCGAATCGACTAGGAAGACGGATATAGTTTCCGTTCTCTCCCATTTCGACAAGAATCAAATCATCGTTCTCCCCAAGGTCTTGGCTGTCCATGACCTTTCGTGGATTCCTCGAAGAATACACCGACACCAGAAGATCACGAAGAAGTTTCGGAGTAATCCGATTGACTCCATTCTCATCGAAATCGGTTTTGAGCGTGTGTAGGTCTTTCTTTGCATTGGGTAGCATTAGAATCCTCCGAATGGATCGTTCGGGGCTTTCTCCGAAGTCCTTGGGGTATAGAAGGGGTTTGGCTTGCCCTTGCCCGTTGTAGCGGGGAATGTATCGGGTACGACTTCGGTGCTTGCCTTCGCTATGTCGGGCAAGCTCCTATCATCATACAATTCGGGTTCGTCAATTACGCGTTCAAGCTCTGGGTCGATATAGTTGGTCGGCTGTGTTCCTGTCGTATTCTTGTTGATGTGCTCATTGACATAGAGCTTTGTCGATTCGATGATCCAACAATGTTTCTTCTGAAGGAACATCTCTTCTTCTTCACGAACCCTCTTTACTTCATAGACCGATTTCTGGTCATACTCAAGAACGAAAATATCACCGACTTTTGGAATATGGGATTTGAGCGGGGTTCCCAATTCAAAAGCATCGGAGAATTCGGTATTGGCAACACCACCAGTTCTCACACCAGTTCCACTCTGCTCCATAGCGGGGATGTGGTTTCGTGTCCAGTCGGTCGGATACATTGCATTGTCGGAACTACCATTCGGATAATCCGATGGCATACCACATTGAGAAGCGAACTTGAAGTGCTCTTTATTGATATAGAAAATCAGATCATTGACACCTTCCGCACCGAAGATAGTCCAGATACGGTTATTGTCGGGGGTCTCTGGGATATACATTTGGACGGGGAAAGAGCGTTCCACCCGCTTGTCGTTGTCTTCTCCGAAGAGAGGATCATACGAAGTGTCAAAGGTTATGATGTGCCATGTAGCAGGCATTCCGTTCATATTGAACGCTTCCATTTGCCACATTGAATACAGTTCACGCTCGTTGTCGTATTTGGTCTGGTGCTTCGCAAGATCACCAAATTCAGCACCCGTATAGGTGGGGTACTTACTGTCGATGTTATACATGAAATCATCCAACGGGTATTCAATGTCAATCACGATTCCAGATTGACAATCGAATATGCCAGTGCGGAAGGCATGATAGCCTACCTCGTACTGGATGAATTCGGGGGAATGACTCATAGTTGGTTTCCGTGGAAAATAGACGCTTCATCGTCAATCGCATTTGAAGTAAACTCCAACTGTCTTACATCGGCTCTGCATCCGTTAAGCACAAGCAACTCCTTGTGCTGTATTGAAAATTCGCAACGCTTCTGCTTCTATATTTATAGAAGCGTTTATATCCCTATCATGCACGACACCACAAGACAAACAGACCCAATCCCTATCATCTAATTTCAATTCGTTATTGATGTCTCCACATCCACTACATGATTTAGATGATGGATAGAATCGTCCTATTTCTTGCAATACTTTACAATTCCATTCGGACTTGTATTTTAAGAATGTACAGAATTGAGACCATCCAACATCGGATACCGATTTTGATAGTTTCCTATTCTTTAACATTCCAGATATGTTCAAATCTTCAATTCCAATAAAGTCAAATCGCTTCACCAAATCCAGTGATACTTGATGATGAAACCACTTTCTCTGATTGGATATTTTGGAATGTAATCTCGCTACCTTTAGTTTACACTTATTATAGCGATTGGAACCTTTCTTCTTACGATTTAGGTTCTGTTGTGCCTTTCGCAGTTTCGTTTGGTTTTCACGAAACCATCTAGGATTATCAATTTTCTCACCAGTTGATAATGTGATAAAATGTTTTAATCCAAGATCAATACCAACGGTTTTACCAGTTGGCTCAAATTTTGGTAATATGTTTTCTTCTACCAGAACAGATACGAAGTATTTGTTGGTTTTATCCTTTGTGACAGTGACCGATAGATATTTACAATCAATTGGTGGTCTTCTGTCGATAATAATGGGAACCCGACCGATCTTTTCCAACCGTATCGTATCATCTTCCAGATCAAATTTTTGATTGGGAAGTCGGAATGACTGTTTATCAAACTTATTCTTAAACTTGCATCGGCATAGTTTCGTCTTTCTTGACTTTGAAAAATAATTCTTTCTAAAATTCTTAAAGTCGATCTCTTTCTGTTGTATAGCAGAAGCAGATACCTCTTGCATCCATACCAACTCATGTCGCATTTCAGTCGATGTTTGGTATTTTGGAGTTGGGTTTGTATCCTTATTCCACGAATTAAATATGGCTACGCTACGATTCCATAATACACGAACACATCCGAAAGTTTTTAACAACAAGGATTCTTGTTCCTTTGTTGGATATATTCTGTATCGGTATGATCGGTTCATACTTCCCTTACCCGCAATGTGATTAGATCGCACGGATACATGAGACGGAACGCACCATCCTTTGAATGGCGAATATCACCGAACTCGATATAGAAGAGAAGTTCGCCCGATGGGAGATACACCACCGCACCATACAGGTCGGTAGATTCGGGAGTGGCGAACAATGCGATTCGGTTGTTTGGGTTGGGGTCGGCACTAGCCACCCCATTGTTCACCGTCAATGGAACCGATACAGGCAATCCAAGACGGTTTGAAGCGGGGATGTCATGGTAATACTCATAGTCGAACCCGACTTGATTCTGGATCAATAGGTCGATACGGATGCCATTGTTGAACGCAATGGCTCCATTGAGTAGCTTCGGAAGGGTCTTTGCATAAATATGGTTCATCAAACATATTTATGCAACGGGAAATCAGTTCCCGTACCACTTCTCCATTTCATCGGTTAGGTTGTCAAGCTCATCCAAGCCTTCCCGTATCTTTGCCAATGCCTTCTTCGCCTTTTCTTCCACGGGCGGGTAGTCGGTGGAGTGACCAGAACAATGACCATATTCGTCAATACGGTCATGGAGTCAATTGACTCAAAATGTGGATTCCATCGCATCAATCTGGAATTGATCGTAGATTGACTGCAAGAAGTCCTTTACGGATACGGGTGTATTTGGCGTGTGGTAGCCCTCATAGCCCGTATGATCGGTGATTGATAGGAAGAATGGGGAGTTGTGCAATGGAGAGTTAGAATGCCCGAAAATGCACTTGTAAAAGGTCTTCTTCATGGCATCAATCATACATTCCCGATAAATCTCTTCTAGGGTCTGTGGCATGGGTTCTCGGATGATGACCAACTTGGTCAATACCCACCCATCCTTCTTGTCGAACATTTCGATTGACGCTAGATAGAATTCGTCACGCCCGACACAACGCCCGAAGAAGTCGATCTTATATCCATCACGCTTTGAAGCGGGGATCAGTTTGAGGTAATAGTCGGGGTCTTCGTTGAGGTGTGTCAGCGCAATACGCAGTGCCTCGTTGGGATCATCGGTATGCTCGTATTCTTCAGTCTGTCCGACCGATACTTGAGCGAGTTTGGAAGCATCTTCATCGCCCAAGAAATAGTCGGCTTGTTCTTCAATGAGGTTCCGCATATTACTCCTTGGCCTGTGGTTTCTCTTGGGTCTTCTCAATCGGGGCTTGTTCCTTGAACTTGATACCGAACAAGGACGCAATGTTTCCCTGTACAATGGCGATTGACAGAGCCATGAGAATAGCAAGGATACCCAATTGAATGATCTTCGATGATCGGATGGTATTGGTGATTGATTGAACGATGGTCACTTTCGGATCGGAATTTTCCTCAATCGGGGTATCGACCTGTTCAATGTCATCAATTTGTTTGCGTCTTTTCGGCATCGCTCTCTCCTAAATGTCGTTCGATTTGACAAAGCAATTCTTGGCAATCTTCCCTTGGTGTGGTGCGCCCGTGAGAAGACAGGTAGGCAACGCACAAAAAGGGCCGCCCATAGCAGGGTTGGGTTGCACTTGGCATCCAGTGTCGTTCTTTACTTCGAGAGTCCCCGTTTCGAGAACCACATTTCCAGAACAGATCAATTTGATGTCGGAAGTCGTTGCGCTATTGTCAATCTGGATATTTCCAGAATCATCCATGAGGATTCGGAGACCGCTATCGTGTCGGAACTCCATGCGGGATCGTGCTCGATTGTACGCAAGATACCCGCCATTGTCGCTCTCCCAAAACACTAGGGTATCTGGGTAGTCTTCCAATCTGGATTCTGGAAGGTTCTCTTTATGAAGAACTTTGGTGGTGTAATGCGGGGCATAGATCAGACCATTCTTCAAGTACACATGGACTAACCCGCCAATGGGAGGAACGATGAACGATCCCATCAACGATCCAATATGCGTCTGGTCTGGAATAGCCCAAGGAAGATCGTCTGTGGGGATGTCCGTGCCATACACGGAAGGAATGCGGATTTTGCACCGCCCCAACTTTTCGGGATCGTCATTTTCTTCAACGATACCTACATAGAGCTTATCATATCCACGGGTCGAGACACTATTGAGGATTGCCCGAAGGCTATCCTCAATGTCCTTTCCCATCACTTGTGCGTATGGTTTATTGTCCATACCACTATTTACGTGTAAAATTCAATGGAAGATGCAGAGGCCATTCGTCACATTCAATAGACGGATCGACCGTATCGACATCCTGTGTCAAATGGTCAATGATGAGCTTCGCAGATTCCATGAGGGTTGTCAAATCGTAGTTATTCTCCACGATGTAATCGAACCAATCATCATCAAGCCCCGCTTCGGAAGCATGACCAACGACACCAGTAGATTGAGCACTGTTTCGGACAACCTTGATGCGGACAACTTCAATGAACTGTCTCTCTTCGATGGAGAACTGTTCTTCGATTGACGCTTCATTTTCAAAACGAAGGTCGGTACAGATCACGATATTCGTTTGAGTAATGTCGAGTTCACGGACGGCCTTGGCGAATCGTTTTGTCCATACATCCGAATCGGTCGCACGGCAAAATTCGGTTCCGATCTTCTGCAAGAACAGACGGGTCAATTCCGTTTTGTTCTCATACCAGTTATCAGGATTCGTCTTGAGAGCCATGAGACGATGGTAGAAGGGCATTTCGGATGGATGTACACGGGAAATGACTTCATCAATCCGTTCGTTGATGATATTGAGAATGGGTTGAATATGGTTTCGGCAATCATTCTTCAACGCATCCGCAAACTTGATGATATTGACTGGTAAACCAGTGCGGGTTCTCAATAGTTCCGCTTGGATCATTGACCCAAGAGTGTCCTTTCCAGACTGCATGATACCGTGGACAAGGATGATTGTCGTTGGCTTTCTCATTTCATGTTCCTCAATTTCGTCATTTCTTTGTAGGTGTTTCGGATACGATCCAACTCATCGGGGGAGAGAAGGGGGAGCATGGACTGGGCATCATTACACCCACATTCCATGATGTCGGAAATGGCTTCAATGTCTTTGGAGATACCATCATCCCCTTTCTTGTTCAACCATTTCACATACATCCGCTTCTTGGGGAGCGCATAGAACATGAAACGGTAGTGGTCAATATCGGTGAGATTTCGAGTGCAAGTTGCAAGCAAAGCGATTTCGCAAGTGACATGAGACATCGAAATGTAGCGATTGAATACAAACGGAGCATACCCATTCAGATTGAGGTTCGCATCAATAGGAACCTTCTTCTCGGTCAAATCTTCGAGAAAGGCGAATGGGGAGCGGGAATTCTTTGGTGTCTTCTCATCGGAGATAGCCACTGGTTCATCGGCATCAACGCCTTGTAGGAATTTACTCATAATCGAAATATGTCCTGTTATCAATTTTCCGTCAATCGGTCAGGATGGCATCGGTCGGGGCATCATCGTCAAAGATGAGCCGTGGGTCTGGCAACCGCAATTCGGTCGATTCATGCACGGGAACAGGGGAAGAAATTGACAGATCGAACTCAATGGCTAGGTCTGTCAATTCTTCCATATCGGGGATGGCGGTTAGGTGGTCGGTGTCAATCTCATTTCCCACAAGATCGAACATAACCCCCTTACACGCCAAAAGGGGAGTAGGTGCTTCCACCACAAAAACCTGAATTCTGCTTTCGTAAAGATTGGCAACACCTACTGCATAGCGCATAGTCTATAACCCTTTGGTTTCCTTTTCCGACTTCTTCTTGTCCTGTACCTGTGAACGGATGGTCTGGGATGTCTTCTTGATTAACTGCATCAATTTCCGAAGACGGGTTCCCGCTGAAGCGTTCGCCTTGTTGAAGAACGCTTCGCCTTCCTTTTTCGCAGATTGGATAAGCCTTTCGAGTTCGTCCAAGTGCTCCATGTTAAGCCTTGGCTCCGAAGGTGGCTTTCTTGGCCTTGGGAGCAACCTTCTTGACGGGCTTGGTCAGGACTGCGAGTTCCTTTTCCAGAGCCTTCAGAGCGGTCGCCTTGGCCTTCACGGAAGCCTTGGCATCGGCAATCTTGGTCTTGAGAGCCTTGGCATCATCCTTGGAGAGCTTGACCTTGGAAGGCTTAGAAAGGGCGACAACGGCCTTTTCAGCATCCTTCAGACCAGTCTTGGCAACCTTGATGGCTTCCTTCTTGGTCTGGATGGCTTGCTTTGCTTCGGCCTTCTGCTTGGCGAGAAGGGCTTTCTCTGCCTTCTTCTCTTCAGCGGTCTTGAAGCCATTGAGGGGGTTGGTGGACTTGGACATGATGTACCTCTTTGTTTTTTTTGGTTGTGGTTGGTCGCCTATTTGACTAGGGAATTACTTGTTTTCCATGTGGACGGAAATGAGATTGAGTACACACGCACTGATAGTAATTTCTTGATCCAGTGAGCGGGTGGCTCGATCCATGTAATCATCCAGAATGATGATTGCTTGTGCTCTTGCCCCTTCGTTCAATTGAGGTACTAGCTCATCGAACATGGGGCGGTACAGGGTGGTCGGGTCGATTGACATTTCATTCATCAAGATACGGAACTGCTTGTAGTTCCCGCCCATGATGCACTCCCACAATGGAGCATAATTGAACTCCACTTTGAGAATGGTCTTGTCAATCTTGCCATACATCGCATGGTATCGCTGAAGGGTCTGGTAAACCCTTCTGGTATCGGGGAACATACGCTCCACGAATTCACCCACCACTGCGGGGTCATGCTCGACTTCTTCACGGGTAAGAACTCTGGTGAAGAACTTGGTCAATTTCGGAACCATCTCTCCACGGTGTTCTGGATTGGTGAAAGAAAAGTCGAACTGTTCGCAACGGGAACGGAGGGGTTCGATGACCTTCTGCTCGTAGTTTGCGGTGAGGATGAAACGGCAATTGGACGCATACTTCTCGATGGCGGCACGGAGAGCCTTCTGTAATTGAGGGCTTGCGCCATCCACCTCATCCATCAAGACAACCTTCAGACGGTTTCCGATGGCCTTGGTGATGGCAAACCCGTCAATCTGCTCATTGAGGGTGTCCTTACCAGAATCTTGGGACACATTGATGTAGAGCATTTCCGCATCAATGTCGGAACAGATAGCCTTGGCAATAGTAGTCTTTCCAGAACCGGGCTTCCTCGAATAAAGGAACAGGTTGGGAAGAGTTCGTTCGCCACGGACAATCTGCCCGAAGAACGAAGCGTATGCCGAAGGCAAGATCATCCTTTCGACTGAAGGACAACGATACTTCTCAAACCAAATGGCATCACGAATTTCTTGCACGGCACACTCCTTGGTTAAACGTCTTCGTCAATTGCGGTCGCACGGATGGACAGATTGATACCTTCGGTCTTGAGGAAGAACGAAAGCAGACCTTGGGAAGAGACTTCCACCTTGTAGTCACCAGAGGGGAGCTTGGAAATGATGGAGGCGGGGAACATCTGCGACAGGTCGGTGCGTTCGCCATTGTCGCCCTCGACATGGCCTTCACCAGTTTCGGCCTTGTTCGGATTGACCTTGAAGGAATAGTCGTTTCCAGACTTGGAATTGAGCATGGTGATGAGAACCGCATCTTCATCGGCAACGGACTTGATGATGATACGATCAGCAGAGATCAGACCCGCCTTGGAGCGAATGTTGGCACGGAGCTTGTCGGTCATGGTGAACACGAATTCGGGTTCCGTGGGGTCGATTGCCTTGAAAGTACCCTTGATATATTGACGGTCATGGGTCTTGTAGGTGAATGCGGCCTTGGAATCGACATCCACGATCTTGAGGCGTTCATCGCCATGCTGTTCGATACTGGTGTGCTCGAATGCACTGAAGAGGTCATGGAATTCGGGGAATGCGAAGAAACCCATGTACGCACCATCGAACCCGAATGTTTCAGCGGGGGCAATGAGTTCGTAGAAGATGTCCTTGGTCGCATTCATGTGGCGAACCACATTCATGTTGCTAACCTCGTCACGAACGATCAACACGCTTGGATTGACCGATGTGAGAGATTTCAGAAGTTCGATGTATTCTTTGCTAATCTGCATAGCGTTCCTTTTGTTTGGGTGACTTTCTTACTTTGCAAGGCGTTTGTAGATGGTCTCTTCGGTAGCAACCATGAACCGAATACCGATCTTGTGAAATTGATGTTGGGCGGCTTTCCATTTGGCTTCGTTGGTGAGCCATGTTGCTTGAGCAACGGCAAACCGATTGACGGCATCCCGTGTCTTTCTCTTTGGGGGGACGGGAGGGGAACATTCTTCCAATGGCTTGACCTCGACAACCCATCGACCGATATTACCCGCACGGTCAATGACTTCCACATAAAGGTCTGGGAAGTAGCGGTGCTTCTGCATATCGGTCGGCTTGATATACTCCACCATCGTTTCAGGGAGTTCGGAACCCCACTTGACCACATTGGTATTGGTGTCCATAGCACGGAATAGGGTGGCTTCCCATTTGGAGCGGAATACAGGCGGTTTCCCGACTTTAGTGATATTGATACACTTGTCTGGAAATAAGGGGTTATAGACCCCTTTCCGTGTGTTGTTGCCTATCGCCATATCAGATCAATGTCCCGTCAAGTTCCCAAAGTTGGGATTCTTCAGAATGTCATACCAAGATTGGAACCTTGTATCCGTGGTTCTGAAAAACCCATTCGTTATGTAGTAGTTATGCAAGTCTCTCACATTCTTCAAAATGTGGTTAGTTGTTGAAATCTTGTCAATCTGATTGATAATTTCATCGGAAATTTCCTTGGGGATGAACCCGAAATCAACCAATTGACGGTTCAAGTCATACTTTTGACGGGCATCACCAACCGACAGGAACTCATCCATCTTGCCCTTGTTGTAGTATTCCATTGCCTTGACTTTGCCATACCCCCTTCGGACATTCTTGATATTGTCGGAGGTATCGCCACAAATGATCTTGGTCTGCAAAGCATACTCTGGATCGTTGCATGGAATGAAGTCTCGTTCCTGTGGATCGTACAGTCGGCAATTCCCATACTTGAACAATTGAAGGTAATCACGATCACGGGACATGATGGTCACTAGCATGGATGGACGGTGCTTGGAAGCCCATTTCACGAATTCGGCAATGCAATCATCACCTTCTGCTCTTCGCACCTTCAACACCCTGATTGATGGTGCGAACTTGGTCAATGACTCAACGCACTCGTTTGAAGCATCAAAGAATCTGGTTTCCTGTTCGGGACTCCCGAACTTGTTTTCCATCTTGTTCGTCTTTGGATTGAACTTGGGCTTTCGGTTGGCCTTGTATTCTGGATAGATTCCCTTTCTCCACCCATCACCGCCTTCCATCCCAAATATGACTCCATCATATCGGTTCTGGACAACAAGCTCGATCAGCTTGTTATGCCACATGGTCTTGAACCCATCCAGTACGATCATATCCAACACCAACGGATCGTCAATCTTGGCTACGGCTTTGGCGAATTCTTCTTTCTGTGTTTCGGGATCAATGCGCTGTAATTGACGCTTCCATTCCCTCTGCTTCTCTTTGTATTTGTCTTCGGACAACTTTCTGGATGCGAAGTAGCAATACATCGCATAGTGGTTCGCATCAATCACAAGTGGCTTACGCACCAAGTACCTCGTCATCAAAACGAACAAATCTGTGCTTGGATACCGATTTTGACGGTTCTGTGCTTATTACATGACTATCAATTCTGTTCTTTGCAATTTCAAAATACTTTTCATCTTTTTCAATACCAATAAAATTTCGCTTGGTGTTGATACAAGCTATACCAGTAGAACCAGAACCCATAGCATTATCCAAAACCGTCTCATTTTCTAGTGTATATGTTTTGATTAGATACTCAAGCAATGCCACTGGCTTTTGTGTTGGATGCACTGGATTTCTCTCAAATGTGAATTCTATTAAATCGCAAGGATAGTTTGTATATTCCTGAAAATACGCATTAGCTCTTGAAGGTCTATTTCCGATTGTTGATTGAGTAGGTAAAGAACCATTTTTAGGTGGACGAACTTTTCCACATAGTTTAATTCCTTGCGGGAAATATGGCATTCTTCTAGTTGATTTGTTTGCAGTTGTTCCGCTACTAAAAACACATATGTCCTCAATCTTCTTCATCGGTGCATTTTTTGCGTTCAAAAACATAGATGGTTTTATCTTGTTCCATTTCCATGAATACTTAAATTGTGATGAGTTAGAACAAACTAAAAACGATGTGAATGGCTGTGAACCAAACAATACAATCGCACCACGATCTTTGATAATCCTATTATAATGTTCCCATAATGGCTCAAAAGGTATAACTTTATCCCACTTACAAGATGTCGTACCATATGGCAAATCACATAGAATCATATCTATGGACTTGTCTGGTATATCCTTCATTTTTTCTAAACAATCACCGTGAATAAGTTGCATATCACACCTCGATTCTTAAAAATTCACGATTGAGTACATTGACGGGATACGTCTTTGTTGTGCGATTAAGGATGTGGATTACCCTATCTGGTAAATCACGGATAGCAACGAATCCCCACCGTGCAACAAGCTCTTGTTCAAGAAGTCGAGCAATCCACCACGAATCAACCAGATCGGAGAACGGGGATGTTTCGGTCACTGGCTTGACCTTCTTACCCGTCTTCTTCCGCTTCTCATATTCTTCGATAAACTTGGACAGATCAAGGGTTGCAGTCTCAATTCCAGATTGACGCATCTTTTCGTATGCTTCGTACATATCGGTCTTGGACGCATCACCACCCTTCGCATAGAGTTTGATCGTCAATGGTTCGGTCTCTCGGATATATACGGGTTGTTCATTGAACACATGGAGAAGAGCTAGTCGAAGAATACCACCATACTCACCAATCGGGTAAACCCGACCCATAGCACGGAGAGCATAATCTTCGATTGAGATATAGACGGGAAGATTGCGCCCGATTTCTGGGTGGAACACGAAATTGTGAATGTCTCTGGCAATGTTCGAGAAACGCTTGAAGCGCAACTCTGGACTGGTCGGAGCATCGAGCACCGCCCGACTTACCGTGAAATTCGGGTCATCCTTGAACATCTTATACATTGCTTCCGTCTGTGGGAAGAAATAGTACCATGATTGAACATGGACTCCATCTTTGGAAAACTTATGGATCGTGACCGCCGAAGAACTCATTGACGGATCAATCCCGACCACTAGGTAGTCGGTCGTTGGTCTTGCAAGGAAGAAAGATTCTTTTTCGTTTCTAGCCATTTCGATAGCCTCTTATGTATGGAACATCCAATGGGTTCCGTGAAAAGTATTTCGCAACATCATCGGTATTCCATTGATTGACACCGACCAGTTTAACAACATCGTTCCAATCCAGTTTTACCTTCAATCCTTCGGAGCGAAGGTTGTTCATGTACTCGTTGAGAACTGGATAGTCGGCAACGAATTTTCTCCAAAGAAAGACTTTCAATCCACTGGTCAATAATTGATGTGATTGGGTAGCCCCCGCTGAATCATTGTCCAATAGGAAATACAACGATTCTCCATGATCCTTCACGATTGATTTGAATTCTTCACCGGAAGAACTAATCCCATTGAGTGCGAAGGAATTATCAAAGAACATCGAATCGAATGCCCCTTCCGTCACAACGACAGGTCTTGTCCAGTCCACGAATTCGATATTGTAAAACTGTTTCTTCCCATACCGATTGAGGTACTTCGGTTCTTGCCCATCAATCGACCGACCTTGAAAATACGATGGCTTGCCCGATTTACGGAAGAACGGAACTACGATTCGATCCTGATATTTTCCATCAATCGCAACAAAGAACTTGTCGTAGATGTGCTTCGGAAGTCTTCTCGTTTTGCAATACGCAATGGCCTTCTCCACATAATGACGCTCAATCGCACTATCTGGTGTTGCCGTCAATGGGATGAAGTATTGGGTCTGTTCCATCTCATACTTCAGTTTCTCTTTCAATTCCTCTTCGGCTTTGGCTCGTTGCTCTTCTTCCATCTTCTTCCAATTGAAGTCGGAGAAGTTCGCAGAGTTCATCGGGTTCTTCGATCCCGCCAATTCAGATTTGAAGTCATCGTACGCTTTCGGGTGAAACCGTTTCAGGTATCGTTGAATGCCAATTGCTTGATTGAATTCACATCCACCATTCTGGCATTTGTAATAAAACATCCACCCCGTAGTTTCACTGTTCTTGAATACGAAGAACCCCCGCTTCTTTCCACGGGATTGACGGCTATCGCCACAATGGGGACATCGCAGATTGATGGTGTCAATCGTCTCGGAGAACCGTATTCCGTTGGAATGCAGTATCGAGACAAGAGTACGCTTTGCTATGGAGACAATACGGTAATCCATTAAGAGCTAGAAGGGGAGTCGAACCCCCACACCCATCACAAGGACAGGATGCTACCATTACATCATCTAGCCACCAGTTGATCGGGAGGGAGCCTATCAATCCTTGTCGAAGTCACCCCAAAAACTAGAATCCTTCTTCTGGTTCGCAGAAGGCTTCTTGTCGGCTTTCGGTGTATCTGCCTTCTTGGAAGAAGGGGCTTCCGTGGGCGTTTCGGATGCGCTAGAAGGCGCAGTTTCCTTGGTGGATGCTTCGGCACCCGTTTCGGTGTCAGAAGAGCCATCATCGCTGAATTCGGAGCCATCGGACGCATTGGAAGAATCATCAATGACAACACGGGAATCCACATAGTCGGACAGGTCTTTTCCAGTGGCCTTGCGAACGATGTCAAGGATGTCCTTGAGGGGCTTGATCTTGGACTTGGCCTCATCCAACAGGGGATTCAGGTCATGGAGGCTCTTGTCACAACGAATGGCATCTTCTTCCGTCATCGGGGACGCACCCTCGAATTTGGAATTGACATAGGTAGGCCATTCGCCCTTCTGGATTGCCTTGAACACGAAGTCAGCACCACCCATGTAGTCGAACACATTGATCGGTGCGACACCCGCATCCTTGTCGCCTTCGAGAGCCGAAGTGATGATGTTGTTGATTTCCTTGGTGTAGCGGACGATCATCACCTTGCCAACGGTCTCTGGATTGGACTCGTTGCGCTTGATGAGCGCATTGGCAAAGTAGTTCTTCTGGGAGTTCATGGAAGAACCGATCTTCTTGGATGCTTCGTCTCCCTTCTCGAACAAGGCATTCACATACGAACAGATCGGACAGGGTTGTCCCGCCATCTTCGGACAGGCAAGATTGATGTCACGCCCGTTGCGATCCTTGAACTTGTGCCACATGGTCTTCACGAACCCAACATCATTGTCGGGAGCGGGGAGAAAACGCATGATTGCGGTGAAGGTTCCCTTGTCGCCCATCTTCCAAGTGAAGCGATTGGGGTCTTGGTCGAATCCACCCTTGCTCTTGTTGAGAGCAGCCTGCATATTGACCTTT